ACCGCCGAAAAACTAATCACGACATACTACAAAGGGAAAGAGACCCGTAAGTGGGTGGTGAAGAATGAGCACATCCGTAACGAGGCGCTAGATTGCCGTGTGTACGCAATGGCGGCGCTACACATTCTCAACGCCGACCTAGACCGCGTAGCCGTGAAGTTCAAGAAACGGAAGGAAGCTAGAAAAGAAGAACAGGCACCACCTGAGCCGCCACCTAAGCATAAGTTGAATCGCGTTGTAGACATGAAAAAAGCAAAGCCGGCGAAACGTCCGGGCGGTTACCTGAACGGGTGGAGATGATGGGAAACGGTTTTGACTCAACAAACTACCCGACCACGGAACCATCCGAACTTGTCATTGGTGACCGATGGCTGTGGAAGCGCGCCGACATTGTTTCGGATTACCCGACCGCCGATTACTCGCTTACCTACGTTGCCGACAAGCAAGGCGCAGGCTCGACAACTTTCAGCATCACGGCAACGGAAACATCGGCGGAATATCTGGTCGAAGTCGCAAGCGCAACGACGGCAGCCTACACCGCTGGCACCTACGCATGGCAGGCGTATATCACGCGCACGTCAGACTCGCAGCGGCTGTCTATCGCACGCGGCCAGTGGAACATCATTGCGAACCTGTCAGCGTCAACCGCCGACCCGCGCTCGCACGTTAAAAAAGTGCTCGACGCAATCGAGGCAGTTATCGAATCGCGGGCCACCATTGACCAAATGGCCTACAGCATTGCCGGCCGGTCGCTTTCCCGCACGCCGATTGCTGACCTCCTGACGTTGCGCGACAAATACAAAGCGGAATATCGGCGCGAACTTGATGCCGAACGCGCTGCCCGTGGCCTTGCCAAACAGAACAAGTTGCTAGTGAGGTTTTCGTGAGCGCAGCCCTCGAATGGTTCCGCCGTACTTTCGCCGCGCCTGCAATGCCAGAACCCGCGCACAATGAAAAGCGCGCGATTGATTACGCGGCTGCAATGAATAGCCGGCTCACTGCCGGCATGTCGAACTATTCACTGTCAGCGAATCAGGAAATATACCGGAGTCTCCGCGCATTGCGCGCCCGTTCGCGTGAACTCGCACGCGACAACGCGCACGCAAAAAAGTTTCTACAGATGGTAGAGACCAACGTCATCGGCCCGGATGGCATCATTCTGCAAAACAAGTGCGGCGACTATCAGGGCGACGGCACGCTGAAACTCGACATGCTCGCCAACAATCTGATTGAGCGGAATTGGCGCGAGTGGGGTAAGCGCGGGACTTGCGAGATCACGGGGAAAATGTCTCTTCCTGCCGTGCAACGGTTGTACGTTCGCACGATGGCACGAGACGGTGAAGTTCTGTTACGACTGGTGCGAGACAAGCGCAATCGGTACGGACTGACGGTTCAATTCATCGACTCCGACCGGCTGGACGAACGCTACAACGACACGCTGCCCGATGGCGTCATCATCCGCATGGGCATTGAGCTGAACCGCGACGGCAAGCCGATTGCGTACCACATTCTGAACCAGCACCCGGGCGATTGGATGTCTCGCACCGATGCGCAAATGCAGCGCGAGCGTGTTCCGGCGGATGAGATCATTCACGACTTTATCTGCGACAGGCCGGAACAAATACGCGGCGTTCCGTGGATGCACGCGGCCATGTTGCGTCTTTCACACTTGGGCGCGTTCGACGAGGCGGCCATCATTGCTGCCCGTATCGGCGCGGCGAAAATGGGATTCTTCACGGCGGAAGATGGCGACATCAGCGGGCTTGCCGACGGCGAGGATGCTGCCGGCGAACTCATGACTGAGGTTGACCCCGGAATGTTCGGCGTCCTGCCCAAGGGTTACGACTTCAAAGCATTCGACCCGAAATACCCGGAGGCAAATTACGACGGGTTCACGAAAGCCTGCCTGCGCGGTATCGCGTCCGGGTTCGGTGTTTCGTACAACTCGCTGGCGTCCGACTTGGAAGGTGTGTCCTATTCGTCAATCCGTCAGGGCGTGCTTGACGAGCGCGACGCATGGAAAACAATCCAGTCGTCTGTCGTTGACGGACTCATGACGCGCCTGTTTTCCGCATGGCTTGAGATTGCGTTGCTACGCGGCGCGGTTGGAAATCTGCCGGCGTCTAAGCTGTCGAAGTTCCGCGCAGATACTTGGCAGCCGCGCCGCTGGCAGTGGGTTGATCCTAAAAACGATATTGAATCTGCCGCGCTGTCTGTCGAATTGGGCGTGAAGTCTCGCCGGCAGATTGCAGCGGAACAGGGCGACGACCTCGACGAGGTGTTGCTTGAATTGCAGCAAGAGCAGGAAAGGATGCGTGCGCTAGGTCTTAGTGCGGAAAACGCAACCCCGCAACCCGAATAATTGAGGTTTGATATTGTTATGGAAAAAACACCAGACATTGAGCGGCGCGATTCTTTTCTGACGAACCCGTCAGCGGAGAAGTTCGAGCGCGCTTTTATGGTCAAGCGCGAGGCGATCAACGCAGACGCCCGCACGGTAGAACTCGCGTTTTCCTCGGAAACGCCTGTAGAGCGGTGGTATGGGGTTGAGATTCTCGACCACTCGCCATCCTCTGTAATGCTAAACCGTCTCCGCGACGGTGGGCCGGTGCTGAAAGATCACGATGCCTGCGAACAAGTCGGCGTTGTTGAGAAAGTCGAAATCGGAAGCGACCGGGTAGGTCGCGCAGTCGTTCGCTTCGGGAGAGGCGAAGATGCCGATGAAGTCTTTCAAGACATTGTTGACGGAATCCGCAAGCACGTTTCTGTAGGTTATCGGATTCACAAGGTTGAGGTTACCGACCCGGAATCAGCAAGCCCAACCTATCGCGCCGTTTCGTGGGAGCCGTATGAAATCAGCATGGTTTCTATCCCCGCAGATGTGAGCGTAGGCGTAGGCCGCTCGCTTGAAACAATCCCCGCAGAACTGCCAGCAGCGGTTGTGCAAACTGAACCCGAAAAAAGGAACACGAAAATGACTACCGAAACTGTTGATGTTGCCGCCATCGAAACCCGCGCGCGCGATAGCGCGCTGGCCTGCGTGAACGAGATTCTCGCCATTGGCGACCAGTACGCAGCACACGGCGGCAAAGAGATTGCAGCCCGCGCCCTGCGTGAAGGCAAAGACGCTCGCTGGACGAAGGACGCGATCATGGACGCCATGATTGCAAAGTCGAATGCCAGCCCGACTTCGCCAGACCTCGGCCTGACGCAGAATGAAGCCCGCAGTTTCAGCATGATGCGCCTGGTGCGCGCCATGACGATGGCTGCCAAAGGTGAGCGCAAGGCGTGGGACGAAGCCGGCTTTGAGCGCGAGTGCTCTGAGGCTCTTGTTAAGCGCCACGGCGATGCCCCGAACGGCGGCTTCTACGTGCCCTACGAAGTGCAAAAGCGGGACATGACCGTTGCCGGTACCGGCGGCTACATGGTCGCCAACAACCACCTCGCCGGTTCGTTTATCGAACTGCTCCGCGCCAATACGGTAGTCGGCCGTGCCGGTGCGCGCATGCTGACGGGCCTGAAGGGCAACATCGAAATCCCGAAACAGACGGGCGCGTCTACAGCGTACCTGATCGGCGCAGAGGACGACGAGATTACCGAGTCGAACCTGACCATCGGGCAACTCGCCATGTCGCCGAAAACCGTCGGCGCGTACATGGAAGTGAGCCGCCTGCTGCAAATGCAAAGCGACCCTTCCATCGACATGCTGATCATGGATGACCTTGCCAAGGTTATCGCGCTGAAAATCGACTTGCTCGCACTGAACGGCAACGGCGCAGGCGGCCCGGTCGGAATCATCAACACCAGCGGCATCGGTTCCGTGACGGCAACGTCGCTCGACCATGCCAAGGCGCTTGAGTTTCAGACTGACGTTGCTGGCAATAACGCGCTGGTTCCGGGTTGCAAGTATATCACGACCCCGGCGAAGGCCGCGATCATTGCGCAGCGTCAGCGGTTCTCCGGCACGGATACCCCGCTCTGGACTGGCAACGTGCTTGAGGGTTCCATCCTCGGTTTCGGCGCACTGACGACTACGCAACTTTCCGACGGCCTCCTTTTCGGCGACTTCGGTCAGCTGGTCATGGCCGAGTGGGGCGTGCTGGAAATCGCAGTTGACCCGACTGCCAACTTCAAGGCCGGCATCACGGGCATCCGTGCATTCCAGTCCTTTGACGTAGGCGTCCGCACTGCCGGCGCGTTCTCCTACGGCGCGTCTGTAACCTGATAACGGAGTGACGGCGGGGAGAAACCCCGCCTGACTTCGGGCAGATACCGATGAAGAAACCGCAGCCACCGAAAGAAATTAGCTTGCGCATTGTCCGCGCAATCCGCATTGCCGGCGAGGAAATCCCCGTTGGCACTGTGGTTACCATTGACCGTGCGTTCGCTATTGAATTGATGAGCGGCGGGAAAGCAGTCGAAACGAACGCACCACCGCGTGCGGAAAGAATCGACACTCCGCGTCCGCAACTGAAACTTGGCAAGTCCAAATACAAAGGTGAATCGAAATGAGCAACTCTGACATCTACAGCACTACCGCCGTTGTCCTGCTTTCCCCGGCAGATCACGCCAACACCGCAGCCGCCACCGGTTCGTGGGTTGACGTGCGTTCTTACGAAGGCGAGCTCGGATTCATTCAACAGACCGGCGTTGTCACTGGCGGCACCATTGCCGGTGTGATTCAGCACGCTGACGACGGCTCGGGCACGAACGCGGAAACGCTGGTTTCGTTTACTTCGGTTGGCACGTCTACCGATCTGGACGTGCAGAAGCAATCCGCGCCGGCGCGCGCCACGCGTGGCTATGTACGCTACCTGGGCACCATCACCACCGGACCTGGCATCGTCGGCGTCACGATGCTTGGCAAGCGCGCAACGGTGTAACGCGTGGCCTTCACTGAGGACTTGACGGTTTTCTTTGATACAGACGACTTCGGAACGGCGGCAACAGTCGCCGGTTCCTCGGTCAATGTAATCTTTGACAATGCGTTCCTCGGGATTGAAGGCGAAGCGGTTGTTGCAGCAACGCAACCGATGGTATATGCCCGCACCTCTGACGTATCGTCAGTTGTTGCGGGCAATACTGTCGTCATTGGTGCCACCACCTACTACGTCACGGGCATTCACCCGGACGGCACTGGCGTGACGCAACTGATTTTGAGGCGGTAATGGCAGACAGTCGCGCCGAAAATATCATCACCGCGATTGTGACGGCGGTCACCAGTCTCGACACCACCGGCGCGAATGTGTTTCGCGGGCGCGTGTATGAGTTGCCGGAAACGTCGCTGCCTTGCTTGTGCGTGTACCTCGGCTTTGACAATCCGCGCAGTGATGGCGGGTCATCGTCGTGGGTTTATATCGACAGCGACCTGACGATAAACATCGAAGCGGTAGTGAAGGATTCTTCCGCGCAAGTCGATACCACGTTGAATCAAATTCGCTACGAAGTCGGGCAGGCATTGCATTCCGACATTACGCAAGGACTCGCCTATGTGATGAATACCACGGAAGGCCCGGCAGGAGTGACGCTTGACGGCGGCGGCGACGAGACCGTCGGGCGCATGCGTATGGAGTGGACTATTCTGTATCGTCGCTTGCGCGCGATACTGCCGCCTGTACCGTCTAGCGCGTCGATAGCAATCGACGGCTACACGCTGACAATCGCGTTTTCTGCTCCGGTTGTTTCCGGCACGCCAGCACTCGGGTTCACCGTCGCTGGAACCACGGTTGACTCTGCCGTCATCAGCGGCGGCAACATCGTAATTACAATTCCGACGCAGCTCTCCGGCGTTTCGGTTGGCGATGTTTCGTATGACGATACGGTCGGAAACATTGCAGGATTAGGCGGCGACGTTGCGTCTTTCGGCTCGCTCTCAGTGACGAACAACTCGACGGCGACCGGCAACTGGTCGTCGCTTGGTTCCAGCAGCGTCAGCTATACCGCGCCGTCAATAACCGCGCTCAACTCGACAGACATCGTTTTTGCCGACAGAGACAACGACGCGCTGCGGCTGTATCGGTGGGGCGGTTCTTCGTGGGCGCAGGTCGGCAACTCGCTGTCAGTAGCAATGACGCATCCAGGCGTTGTTGCGCTCAATTCGACGGACTTTGCGTGGATTGATTCGAGCGCCAACGAGCTGCGCACCTACCGGTGGGACGGAACCGACTTTGCGCAAGTCGGAAGCGGGCTTGGCGTCAGCTCCGTCACCGGGCCACAAGGGATTGCCAGGCTCAGCGCAACGCGCATCGCGCACGTAAACGGGCAAGGCGACACGCTGCGCGCCTACGATTGGAACGGCTCAGCGTGGTCTGCGGTTGGCAGTGGGTTCGGCGTGGGCG